ATTTGTAAATTATTAATTACTGCTAAAATTGCTTTAATATCTTTATCTTGATTTTCTATATTATAAGCAGCTTTAACTTTTTTTCTAGATTCCTGTATATTTTCTACAATTTTACTAATTTTCATATCTAAATCCAATATAATAGTTTAATTTTTCCTCGTTCTAAACTTTCAAGTAAGCTATGAAGTTCTGAAGAAATTTGTTTCAATTCATCTGAATTATTTTCACAATTTACTTTAGATATATTATCACATAATTTTTTGCACTTGTCAATATTAATATCATACACAGAACGAATCAAATTAGACATACCTTTCATCTACCGTTAGTATCCATAAAGTTTTTTCAAGTTATTTCTAAAATCTGTATTTGTATCCATATTGATTGCAGAAACTACATAAGAAGTTATTGATTTTTCTTGAGGAGCAACTTGAACATTCTTGCTCCCTAACCAGTTATCAGTCCATGGAAGTGGATTACTCGTAGGAGCATCTTTATAGATTTTTTTAAGGTGAATAGCACTTGCTCTCCTATTAACAATCCATTCTACATATTCAGCAAGCATTTCTGAATTTAATCCTATAAAACTTCCATCTTTAAATAGAAATTCTGCCCATCGCTTTTCTTCTTGCCCTGCTTCTAAATATATAGCAATCATTTCTTGTTCTAGTTCTTCAAATATTTCTTTATATCCTTCTTTATCTCTTAGAATATTTAAAATGTGCTGTGTAAGTGATAAATGCATCGCTTCATCTCGAGCAATCAATTTAATGATATCTGCATTTCCTACCATGAATCCTAATTCACCAAGAGCAAATGTGCAAGCGAAGGATACATAGAAACGAATACCTTCAAGAACATTGATAGCGCAAAGAGCTCTTACAAGAGTTTTCTTCATGTCATCATTGACTTCTACTCCAGAATTATATTCATGAACGACTGCAAGTAGTGCATCATAGTGTTTTGTGATAGAAGCAGCTCTTTCTAAAATTTCACTAATCTCAAGAATATTATCAAATACAAGTGATGGATTAGGAAATAGATTTTTGATAATGTAAGTGTAACTTCTAGAATGGATTGTTTCAAAGAAATCCCATGTGATGATACAACCTTCAAGTTCTGGATTAGAAATAATAGGAAGTAGCGCAGAAACTGGTCCTCTTCCTTGAACAGAATCTAATAGAATCTGATAAGAAAGATTATGCACAAATATTTTCTTCTGCACTTCAGAAAGGTTATCCCAATCATTTCTATCTTTAATGAGTGAAATTTCTTCTGGTTTCCAAAAATATTCCATCATCTTTTTATTGAGAGTATCTAGAGCAGGGTATTTAAATTTATCATATCTCTGTAACCCTAATTGTTTTCCGAAAAAAAGAGGTTCATCTTTATAGTTAGAGGTTTCTGTATTTAAAACAGTGGTCATAAATCTATTGTTGTCCTTTGTAATAAGTTTCTCTATTAATTATTTCATTATTCTTAAATGTTATCTTTTCGACGATTTCGATTTTTGAAAAGAGTTCTTTGGAATCCTTTAATTCTTCTATAGTTTTAAAATTTTTATTACAGAACACAAGCCCCACTCTCACAACCTGATTTTACTTCTTGAACATCATTCTCATCCATATCATAAGTGTTATTATAGTATAGTGTTTTTATACCACATTTTTGAGAATAAATCAAGTCACTAATTAAAACAGACATTGGGATTTCAAAATTTTCGTAGTGTTCTGGATTATAAGAAATATTTGTAGAAATTGACTGGTCAACAAACTTTTGAATAATTGCTAAATTTGTTAGATAAGGTTTAGGGGATTTCATATCAAAAAGAAGTTCGTAGTAATTTTTAAACTTTGAATATCCAGGGACAATCATCTTCATGTCGCCTTTCTGATTTCTTTTGACTGTTAGTAATTCTCTTGGAGGTTCAATTCCATTTGTTGCGTTAGAAACTACAGAACTAGATTCACTTGGCATTAGAGCAGAAAGTGCATTATTTCTTAATCCGTATTGCTTGATAGATTCCCGTAATGTTTCCCAATCACACTCATATTCAAATTTAGCGAAAGTATCTACAAACTTGCTATATGTATCAATAGGTAAGATTCCATCAAAATATTTCGAAGTGTTAAATTCTGGACATGCTCCCTTTTCTTTTGCTAAATTATTAGAAGCTTTTAGTAGTGAGTATTGGAATTTTTCTGCCATCTGGTGAGTAAGTTTTCTTGCTTCTTCACTATCCCATGCAGCTTTATTCTTAGCTAGATAGTAAGCATAGTTAATAATTCCTATTCCAAGAGTTCTCTGAGATTTTGTATAGATTTCTGCTGCAATTATTGGATATCTTTGATAATCTATTAATTCGTCTAGTGAACGCACCATAATATCACATAGTTTTTCGTATTCTGAAAACTTTGCTATCCCAACATTCAAAGCAGATAGAATACAAGTTGCAATTCTACCTTCCTTATCATCATTAGAAACTATAGGTTTCGTTGGTAAAGTTATTTCCAAACACAAATTTGACATCCTAATAGGAAGTTTCGTATGAGAATGAGAATTACTATGGTCAATATTTTGAATATATATTCTACCAGTTTCGCATCTTTCCTTCATTATATCTTCAAATAATTGAATAGCACTAATTTCTTTTTTATCTATATCAGTTCGCTTTTCATAGGCAAGATAAAGTTCGTCAAAATTATCCATTCCCCAAGCATCATATAGATCTAAAGCATCATGTGGTGAAAATAGTGTAATTTTTTCTTCATTCAAATAACGCTTATAGAATAATTCAGAAATTTGAATAGTGTGGTCTGTTTGTTTAATTCTGTTATCTTCAGAACCCTGATTGTTTCTAAGAACAATAATATCTTCGATGTCGTAATGCCAAATAGGATAGAAACAAGTTGCAGCTCCGCCTCTTACTCCATTTTGCAAGCAAGAATGTGTAGTTGCCTCATACATCTTTAAGAATGGAATTACTCCAGTGTGTTCTACTTCACCCCCTCTAATTTTAGCACCTTTTCTACGAATCCTTCCCATGTTCAAGCCAATTCCAGCACGTTGTGCAACATAGTGACCCATTGCAGAATTAGTTGCGAAAATAGATTGCAAATCATCACCGACATCGAATAGAATACAAGAAGCAAATTGTCTTAGAGGTGTCCTAACTCCATTCATAATAGGAGTAGGGAGGGATATTTTAAATTTAGAAACTGCATCATAGAAATCTTTTACATACTTTAATCTAGTTTCTTTAGGGTAGTTTGAAAACAAACTTGCTCCAATAAGCATATACATGAATTGAGGAGTTTCTAAATGACATTTCTCAATTCTATCTTGAACGAGGTATCTATCAATAACTTGCTTTAACCCTGCATAGGTAAAGAGCATATCTCTAGAATGCTCTATCATTTCTTCCATTTCATCCCAATCCTTTAATTCATAAGATTGTATCAAATGTTTGTCATAATAACCAGAACAAGTATTTCTAGTAACTACACTAAACAAAGATGGAGGAACTTCACTCCCCCAAACTTTTTTTCTTAGAGAAAATAGCATAAGTCTAGAAGCAACATAATCGTAGTTTGGATTTTCAAGTGTGATTAAATTTACAGCAGAATTAATAAGAATCTTTTGGATTTCTTCAGTTGTCATTCCATCATAAAATTGTATTGATGACTTCATTTCTACTTGTGATGGATATACTTCTGAAAGCCCTTCGCAAGCAGATAACACCATTTTATGAAGTTTAGAAATTGCTAGTTGTTCTGTTTTACCGTTGCGCTTCACAACGGAAATTTCTTTCTTCATATTTTATCCTTTAATTTGTTGGGGAAGTTATTTAGTGTATTGTGTAGCAAATTTGCATAGGTAGTAACTATCTATTATATCAGCAACGAAAGATTTTTCAATATCTTTTTTAGGTTGTAACATTAATTTTATGTCATTTCCTCCATCTTTAAGATAACTCTGATACATATCACCTTTCTTAGCATTGCCAGAACCAGTTGTAAATTTCTTTATTGTTTTAGGAGAAGTCAATTCTTCAGGAACTATAGAAAATCCTGCTTCGTGAAGTTTTGCTTTAAGAATCCCAGTATTTTCGCCAATATGGAAAACTTTACCTCTAGCACCTGTTGCATACCCTTCTATTGCAACAAGAGTTTCTTTAGGATCTAATTCTTTTAAGAATTCCATAACTTTACTTGATAGCGCACTAAATTTAGAAATTTGTGTAGTATATTCAGGATATTTAAATTCATGCACATTAGAAACTATATTAGCATAAGTCAGTTTCTTTAACCCATTAAAGAAATAGTGATTGCAGTTATGCGGAGTTAATATATTAGTATCTTTTAGTATTGTAATTCCTGGAGAGGATATTGAGTAATCTATTCCGACAAAGTTTTTGTAATTCATTCACTTATTTAAGGTGATTTATCTCTATACAAATATGGAAAATCTCTTCGCATTTTAAATCTATGTTTTGCGCATATACTATCCATTTTC